ATATGGGCGATAGCGATTTTGATAGCACTTTCCCAGTAGCAGCAAGGGATGACTGGTGCGGCGAATTCCATCGTTTTACCAATTAGAGGGGATCATGCGAAAAACACCTTGCACGGAGCAGGAATTTATTGCTTTGTGGAATAAACACGGATCAGCAACAGAAGTAGCAAAAATCTTAGGTATTACAGACAGAAATGCTCACTCAAGACGAAGACGAATTGAAGAAGCACATGGAATTGTCTTAAAAGGCGTAGCAAAGAATAGCCCTGACTTTAAGGTTACGTATCCAGAGAACAATGTCAGGGTAAACGTAGAGTTACAGAATGGCATTATCGTTGTAGGGTCTGACTGTCATTACTGGCCCGATATTATCAGCACTGCTCACCGTGCATTCGTAAAGATCATCAAAGACTTAAAGCCAAAGATGGTCGTTATGAATGGCGATGTATTTGACGGGGCTAGCATCTCTCGTCATCCAGTCTTAGGATGGGGATCTACACCTACCGTAAAACAGGAACTAGAAGCCTGTCAGGATCGTCTAAAAGAGGTCGAGAAGGCTGCAAAAGGCGCTTCCCTTAACTGGACATGGGGAAACCATGATATGCGCTTTAACGCCCGTTTAGCGGCTCAGGTAGGGGATACTTGGCGAGGTGTTGAAGGCATGAACCTTACTGACCATTTCCCACGCTGGAAGTTCTCAACCAGCATTATGGTCAATCAACATACGCAAATAAAACATCGGTTATATAACGGAATTCACGCCTCATATAACGCAACTTTAAAATCAGGGCTTAGTACCATAAATGGTCACCTTCATTCCCTAAAGGTGGCCCCGTGGACGGATCTGACTGGGACGAGATATGGGGTAGATACCGGAAGCCTAGCTAACGTTTGGGGCGATCAATTTGAGTATACAGAAGACTCAACCCGCAACCATCGTTCAGGCTTTGCTGTATTAACTTTTATTGACGGAAAGTTAATGCCTCCGGAATTGGTTGAGGTTATGAATGAAGATGCTGGTGAGGCATATTTTAGGGGAGAGTTGATTAAAGTCTAATTCCATGTATAATAATTACATGAAAACAGGAAATAGATTAATTGATATTACTGGCGAAAAATATGGTCGACTTTTAGTTCAATCATACGCTGGTTCTGGTAGATGGAATTGTGTCTGCGATTGCGGAAATATAACGTCACCACTTAAATTAAATTTAATAAAAGGAAATACTAAAAGTTGCGGCTGCATAAAAATAGAAAAAAAGCATGATTTAGCTAAAAAACATGGTTTTTATGGAACAAAAGCATATAAATCATGGTGTTCTATTAAAAAACGATGCACAAACCACAAAGATCCAGCTTATAAAAATTATGGCGCAAAAGGTATATTACTTTGTGCGGAATGGCTTAATAACCCTAAAGCATTTTGCGAATACGTTGGTGTAGCTCCATCAGAAAAGCATTCAATTGACAGAATTGATAACTCTAAAGGTTACGAGCCGGGAAATGTTCGATGGGCTAATGATTATGAACAGGCTAACAATAAAACAAATAACGTAAAGATTGAATTTCAAGGACAATCTTTTTCGTCAATATCTGATTTTGTACGATGGCTTGCACCACAATTAAATGTAAATAGAATATCTTTACATAAAGAAATAGCCAAACTTATTAAAGTTTAATCGTTAGAGATACGATCTATTTCACGGTTTAAGTACCACTGAGCCTTGAGTAGATCCTCTAACTTATTACCTTTTTTACCTGCCCTAGAAATGTATTTAACGACATTGCCAAGGTGGAAATTGAGTCCTTTAGCCTCGATAAAGTCAATGGTCTGGATACCGCCATCTTGGTAATGTTGTGGGTTAATTGAGTCACTCATCCTTTACGAAGACTCCATTTTTATTGAGATAGCCTTTACGGTCTTTAATCTCGTTATAAGCAGATTGCAGACACTTTGTTAGGTCTAGGTCTTCTAAAGCCCCCACCATAATAAGACAAACAAGCACATCACCAAGCCCATCAACAATAGCAGGTCTATCCCGTTTAATAATGGCATCTGCTAACTCTCCCATTTCTGAGACTGCTTTTAATAATTGTGTTTTAGAGTCTGAGTTAGCTATGATTCCTCTAGCTTCTGCCCAGCGGATTACGTCTAGTTCTGTGATATTCCAACTCATTTAGACAGTTCCTTAATCTCAGCGATTGGCAGTCCAAATGTTTCATGGATAGCGATCATCATCTCTGCTGAGACTTTGCATTTACCATTACGTAGTCGGCTAAGAACTGGAGCAGCCATACCTAGCTTAATGGATAGCTGACGATCATTAGGAATATCAAAGCGTTTTTGTAGTTCATCAAGAATCACGTATTTCTCCTATAGTTAAGGTTGTTGGTGGCCGGTACTGATCTCCGGCTTCTCCAGATTAATACAAGACCGAAGCAGCCATTTAAGGAGCCTTGTATCAAACCGCGTATCAGCCTACGCATTCACCAACACGACTGAGGACTGTACTCTAAGCGTTTTATGGGCATTGGATGTACCCGCCCTGCTTTCCAATCCTCATGCGTCTTGGTTGTTGGTGGCTGGTGCGGTATCCGGCTTGCGCTTAGAGCGCTTGCCTTCCCATGCTCCGTTTGCTTTCCTGACCACCAACACGACTGACCACTGCTATTTCCCCGTCTTGCTACCACCAAGGTGTCTAGAACTTGGGGCTTTCCGCTTCTGGGTTAGTCCGCTTTACGTTTTCACGTCCAGCAATGGTCATGCGTCTTGGTGCAGGGTCACTAGATTTTGGAGACTATATCGAAGGAGGATCTAGCCCCTGCTGCCGGAGTTACTCGCCACTACCGGCTTGGCGTATCGTTAGTTACAAGTGGTCTGACAATTGCCGTTATAGCAGCAGGTTGTGCAGTACACACATCCATTAGGCCCACAATAACTGTTGTAATTACAAGCTGCATAGCTAAGAGTTGCTGTTGCTGCTAACCAAAGTGCTATTAGATATTTCATATTGCTCTCCTATTGGGTGAGCCTACTCACAGAACTGGCTGATGAACCCCTACGTTAATCAAAATAACAGTCCTGCTTTCGGCTCGTAATGGTGGGTAATCGCTGCGTCTATACCGCATTACATCCGGTTACTTACCAGTGTGGCGCATATAGCATCCGCTTTCCCCATGAAGGTGGAGATACTCACAATGATTTGGGATGAACCGACCAAAGCTCCCCGCCAGCATTGCTTTCTCTCCGTAGATCATTTCTTAAATAAAGCGTGAGTTTGTCTATGATGCGGAACACACAACCAGACTACATCTAAAGGACTTGAATAATCTGGGTGATGCGCTTCTGCTTTATCTCCACAAACCCAGCAAGGATGAGGTATGACTTTCCCTGCCTTTACTGCCCTTTTTAATTTTTGTTGTGCATTTTTTCTATCCGGATGATTTTTTTGCCATCTTTTGCCTATTTCCTTTCTCAATTCAACTCGATGCGGAAGATTAGATCTTTTCCTATCGTATTCCCTTATCTTTTCGATATTTTTCCATCTATGCTCACTAGAATCTTTTTTATTGCATTCTTTGCATTTATTAAGATGACCGTCAGCCATTTCTGAGTGTTTATAAAAATCATCTAACGGCTTGACGGTCTTGCACTTAAAGCATTCTTTAGAACGAGTCATGTCATGATCCTTGTGCGTGGAAACATAACCATTATAGACCCGTTTTAGTTAAAAGGGATATCATCATTCCCCATATCAAAATCGTCTTCTTTCTTTGCCTTTGCTTTAGGTGCATCTTTAAGCTTAACTGACAGGCTAAAGAACTTCTTACCGTCCTTGCTAGACTCTTTAATCCATGCTGATAGCCAGTAATCAATGCCACCTACGTTAATTGAGCCTGAATACTCTGGATGATTGTCAGCGGTCTTGTTCAGGTTCTTAGATAAAATTCCTCTATTTGTATTGTCGAAATTGCTCATATTTACCTTGTAGTGTATTTTTTAATTGCTGCCCGTTGTTTACTATCCAACAGACTCCATAGGGCGGTTTTAGAATCTGGGTCTAACTCTGATTGTTCAATATACTCAACAGCACCAGCTACATCATCCATAGAAAGTAAGGAAATTACATTAACTCCAATGCTACGGATAGCTTCCTGCTCCTCGCTGGTCATGCTGTCAAATACGTCTTTGGTAATAGGCTTGGCAGACTTAGGAGACTCTGAGCCTGTTGTAGCGTCTAGTGCATCGTGCTCAACAATCTCAAGTGCAGTAACGTAAAGATAGCGTCGTGAGTATGTTTCTACAGCACCAAGATTCTGTATCGGATGCGTACCTTTTAGATTGGCATCAGCCATCGGGCTAGTAAATGTAATAGAGCCACCGTTATCAGTATCAATAATACGCAGAGTAGCCAAGTCTTTATCAAAACTGACGACTGAACATAAACCTTCTTCATGGAATATCTTATTTATTATTGGAAGGAAATCTCCCAACTCAAAGTACTGATAGTTAGCAAATTTATTGTGGCCTGATTTTTTAAGCGGTGCAGATTGTAAACGGATACGTGAACGTTGCAGCTTTGCGTACACTTGATATTCAGACATTATTTACCCTTTATTGAATTTTTTATACTGCATAATATTGAATTGCCGAACTTCCTGAACAGGCTGTACCGCATTAGCCTTAGCTTGCATCTCTTTACGAACCTTTGCAAAGGTCTTAGCAATATTTGTACTGGAAG